TATCATCATCTTTTATGCTATGGGCTCGTTCAGCGCCGGCCCACACAACTGGAACTTTTTCAAACCCCTTGTTTGTTTTGGTGCTCAAATTCATGATCTGATCCACAAAATTGAACATTGCAAAATCAATATCTTCCAAAGTTGAACTGTAGTACGGTACGTCTCTCTCCGTATCTTCATTAATTGTTTTCTTAGGTGCCATCAAATAAGCCCTCTCTGGCCTGTAGACACTCGGCTGTTATTTCTATTCTCTTATCTGCTTGACCAAATAATTCTTTTGGCTCCTTTAAGCTTACTATTTCATAAAACAACTTACCATACGCAATAAAATCCCCCTCTCTTACAAAGAGGTCCTGGTCTTCCGTAAGTCTTCTTTTGTGAAAGTGCACCTCCAATTTAGTTACCTTATCAACACCATAAGCGTCTGTTCTGGTTTGTTCACCTTTAAAATCGACCAAAGCATGCACCCTTACAGGAGGTAAAAAAGATTTTACAATTGCTTCTTTGTAAAGGGAATGAAAATTTGTATGTTCAATATCAATTGGATAATAGGCTATTACTTGGCCGATGACCCTCTCTATTAACTCGTCATTGACTTGCTTAACTAGATCTCGCTCTTTTTCACCCAAGAATAAAGGCGGCGGCGGTTGATTTGGTTGTGACCATTTGTTTTTAACATCCGACATCCATTATTATCCTGTATAAATAAAGTAAGGGAAATTCTTTACAATCTCTGACGTATCCTTTGATATCTTATTCTGTATTTCCATCATCTTGTGATAAGTTAGCTCATCCAAGACTTTTTGTAGTTCTTCTCTCAATGCTTTTTGTTCTTCTCTACCCTGAGCAATTAATTTATCACCATTTAGAGTGACATTGTTACCTGGTATTGGAAGCTGACCAAATTTTGATCTAACCTGCCCTAGAGTTTCTTTAGTTAAAGCTATAGCAAAGCGTCTGATCCACTGTTTGCCAATAGAATTAATATTTTTATAAGGAATGTTCGTCAATGGTAGAGTGTTCATGTTGTTAACACCCTCAACGCCATCGGTGCGATCATCTTGCTCACTCCATGGATCTTCGTCGACCATGAATTCGAACCAAAAGCTTGTGGGGGCCCCATGTTTGACCGGAGATGGATGAATCCTTATTTTATTATTCTTGATTTGATAAGAATAATGAGAATTTCTGGTATAAATTGCGTCTTCATAAGCCATGGCCTGCAGCTTATTTTGCCATGGCGGAATAACCTCAAAAGTGGAGTCATCCGCATACATACCATAAGTTGATAAGTTTCCAACGGTGTTCAAGCCACCATAATAGCCATAGAACCTCCACATTGCATGCGGTGTTTTAAAATAAACTCTCTTAACTGTAATTCTCTTATTATCTATTTTAGCATAAAAAGGATTTTCTTCATTTGAAGAAGCATCTTGTACAATTTTTTGCAAATCGTAATCCTGAGTAGAAGCAGTTGTGGCGCAGGACGCAGAATAAATTGTGCTTGTGCCTCCTAAGCCAACGTTCGTTATTGTACGATCCATGACCCTTCTAGCATAAGAAAATTTAAATTTTGGATATTTTAAACCAACGTTACTGTTACTTAGGCTGTCTGTTCTCTGGCCATCAGAATCAAAAGTACCGGTTGTTGCTCCAAGAGAACTATGAAGGATATTCTTCGATTGATGTATATTAACTATATACGAATATTCTAGCGTGGCCTCTTCGTAGGCAGCGTATATGTTACCAACTGTTAATTCTATATCTAATACATCGCCCCCGAGTTTTTTATATGTATGGGAAACCTGGTCAGATGCTCCATTAACAAAATTTATATCGTATAGAGCGGAATCGGGATCCACATAAATACCAAGTGGGTAATGCGCCGGATTGCCTCCTCCATTTCCGATCGTGGCAATACTTCCCGTGGAAGTCAAGACCACAGTGCTTGTCGTGGAGGCTGGAGATAATGTTGGTGCTGCCATTTGCTTCTCCTTATACGCTAGCTATAAATACTTCTAAATCGCAGGAAGCCGTGTCTGCATCAGCTTGAATATTTGTTAAGCTTCCGAAATTTGTAGAAGAAGCAGCATCAGCATCTTCAGTTGCATTTAAAACAGCTGTCATACCATTAGCATTGTCGCCATTCCATATAAAAGACTGCCCTGCATCAAGCTTAATAGCTGCCTCATCATTATCTTGGTTTCTAAATGTTAGTGTAATAAAATTTGTATCATCTTTGTTGGTGAATCTTATATATCTAACATCAGCGGCGACATAGTGGCCGGCTGAAGCAACGGCTGCACTAAATGTGGCTATTGTAGATTCAGTAGTTGTAATAGTTACAATTCTTTTTGATATTTCATTTATACCACTAATACTTAATGTATTTTTTGAACCTTGCTCACTACCGTTCAGATTAATCTGCTCGAATAGAGTTACCTTCATTGTCGCGCTTGTAATTGTACTGGCCATTCATATAGTCTCCTATCAGTATAATTAGTTAGGAGATGATGAATTAGCCTGGAAGCTTTTGTTTGTTTTTTCTTTTAGAAAAGAGTTTTTTGCTGTCGCGGGGATCAGCAGCTGTAGAAACAGTGTTGATACGCTCAATTAATTCATTTGTTTCTTTTACTAAAGGATCAATTCTTTGTTTTATACCAGATATTCTTTTCTTCAGCTCTTTGTTAATCAAGACAGAAGTTTCCGCTACAATCTCTTGCGTTAACGTATCGAGGCGGCTTTTATTTTCCCTTTCAACTACCTCTGCCCCTTGTACTTCGTTAATAAAGTCTTTTAATTTATCACAACTAGCTTTTAAAGGCTCGTAATCCTTTTCTTCTGCATCAAGCATTTTTTTTGATCACTTAACTGTAGTAGCTTTCTTAACTTTTTTTACTTTAGGCTTAAAAACAACTTTAGGCTCTTCCGGCACTGTTCGGGCCTGGTGTTTTTTTTGTCTCATTAGTGCTCTTTTTCTAGACATAATAATTTCTCCTCATATAAATAAATAGTATTTTCAATATAAAAAAGCCTTGCTCTTATAAAAAACAAGGCTTAAAATTTTCACTCAACAAACAAAAATTATGCAGCTGCTGTGCCTGCGTCGGTCTTGTCATCAGGGGTTACAAACCCATAGAGATAAATAAGAAGCTTTCCTGCAGAAAAATTCTCTGCGGTATCAGCTGCACCTTGACAAATATATAAATACTTATCTGATAGTTCATTAGCATCATACGCCTTGGACGTGTCTTCGCCTACGACGTTGATTGACGCCATAATAGATGTAGGGCTAGTGCCGTCTTGGGCATCTTGTACTCCGTCACCATCAGTACCAAATTCAAGATCTAGATCAGCAACGCTGTCAGGTGCTTCCATAACGACGGCCCTCACTTCAGTGATGACACCATATTTTGCTTCAGTCAGTTGAGTCAGATAAGCGGCGCCTCCGGCGACGACACCAATAACGTCGCGGTCGTCGTTGCCGCTCTTGACAGTTGACTGAGTAGCACCCAAATCAACTGCTATTTCAGTGGTAATATTATATCCTTCTCGATGCTGCCAAGCACCGATAATAGAACCCGAAATGCCAGGCCCGGGGGCTAGTGATACTTTCTGACCCTTTTTTTCTACTGCGTAAAGTCTTTTACGACCTAATCTTCGATTTCCCATTTTATTTTCTCCTTTTTAATTTAAGTTATCGATAACCCGTTGTTAATCACGAAACATAACCAGCCACGTTCGGCTATGAATCTTCGAGGGTCAGTGGCCTCGACCCAGGAGAGTAATTTCAAGTTGTATTATAAATAGTTATTTATAACTTAAAATCTTAAAAATTAGCAGCGATATTTTTTTGGCTTACTCGCATTTGAAATTTCAAAAAAAAACCCCGCAAAGGAAAGCCTAAGCGGGGTCAAGTTTAGTCAGTCTTTAGTGATTAGCTAGTGCCTTCTTCACCAAGGAGACCACGTACAACAACTATGCCATACATATCAGGTCGGACCATCTTCTTCGCGTAACGAGTCATCACACCCTTACGTGGCGTGAAGTCTTCCGTACCGAAGATCGTGGGAGTGACCTGTAACGGGACATAAGGAGCGTAAACATAGCCACTCTCCAAGAAGCTTCCGCCCTTACGACCAACGAGAACAACGTTACGAAGGAAGTAGGGGTCGACATAGACATCGAACTTCTTAGAAACCGAACCAACATTCACAGCGCCAACAGTACCGCGATCCGTGTCATGAGTGACACTAGCGCGGAAGCCGGCAGTAAACTCAAGGATATTAGCAACTTCAGGTGACGTAACGATAAAGTTAGCCCCGCCGCGCAGAGTCTTTCTGTGGATCTGAGCCGAAACATCGTTGATACTCTCAACGAGAGTCTCGTACCACTCGCTAACCGTACCGGTGAAGTCCGGAGCTGCAGAAGCAGCACCAAGCTCAAGGCCTTTGCTATTAACAAACAACCCGGGAGCTTTTGACCAGTAACGAGTACCAGCAGTAGCTCCGGAGACGAGGTCATTGAGAATCTCACGATCGATTTCTAGAGCAATGTGCTCGGAAAGAATCTGAGTAAGCTCAACTTCCGCATCGAGGTTGTGGTAAGCATTGAGATCCTGGCCAAGCTCAGGAGTCCACTTAGCTTTGAGCTTCTTGGTGACAGCCGTAACAGCGATGCTGTCAACCTTAATGTCGATCTCAGGGATGACATCAACGTCGACGCTGTTGAACTGTGAACCAGCATCTGCGCCGGCACCTTCAAGACCCCACAGCTCAGTACCTACAACAGAACCAAGCGCAGCGCTATTGGTAAACGAATCTTTCATTGGATAGGTAAACTTCTGCAGCACGGCGCCGATATCACCATCAAACGTCGTCGTCGCCTGGATAACGATAGTCATGTGGTTTGATTTTGAGCCAGCGACGAGATCGCCGTTGGCGTCGACATAACCCAGAGAGGTTAAACGGCGTACAAGCTGTGCGCCTGTGCCGGTGGTACCGTTGCCAGTAAGCGTA